GGGGACCAACTGGCAATGTGTTGGTCACACCACCCGAACTGATGTGGTTGGATGTCAACGGCAACCTCAGCATTGGCGTGGCGCCGGTCACTACAGATGCCAACCTAACCTACAAGCTGCAGGCCAATGGTGTCATCGCGGATGACAAAGGCGATGTGCGCAGTACGCCAGAAAATATCCAGACTGCCCCTTATACCTTGGTGTTGAGCGACGCCGGCAAATACATCAGCTCCAATGCCAATGTCACGGTTCCCAACGGCGTGTTCAGCAGCGGAGAAAGCGTTAGTGTGTACAACAACAGCACCAGCTCAATCACTATCTCGCCAGCCACCAGTGTTACCATGTATCTTGTGGGAACTGCAACTACGGGAAACAGAACACTAGCCCAACGCGGCCTGGCAACCATTAGCTGTGTGGGTGCTAATACCTTTGTGGCATCGGGGGGCGGGCTGACTTGATGCGCCTAAAAACCTTCTTTTTTGGGTCGCTAGACTTTTCGAAACTTGAAGGTAAATACCGTACTGGAGAACTATAGATGGCCGTCCAAATACAATATCGACGCGGTAGCACAGCGCAAAACGATGCATTTACCGGAGCCCTGGGCGAAATCACCGTTGATACCACCAACAGCAGCCTGCGTGTACACGATGGCGTTACCCCAGGGGGTACAGCCATCAGCGGCGGTGGAGTGCAAAATGGCACCAGTGATGTCACTATCCCAACTGCAGACGGCAACGTAGAAGTCAATGTCGACGGCAATCTTGTAGCAGAATTTTTCGAGTCCGGCGTGCAGGTGCTGGGCAACACCAGCCAAGCGCATGTCTGGGCCGGCAATGTGGGCGCTTGGTTAGATACTGAGGGTGCGGATACCGAAGGTCGTTTGATCTTTGGCGAAGCCACAGTCAACGCAGCCGTGGAAGTGGGCGTGGTCAATCAAAGCAACGGCACCTTGGCATATTCAGAATTTTTGGCCACCAACGATGTAGGCAACATTGATCAGGGCTGGATCAGCATGGGCATCAACTCCAGCAACTATGATGATCCCAGCTACCCCATAACCAAGGCCGACGGCGGTTATCTCTTGTATCAGGCTCCCGAAGGCACCTCCATGGGTGGTAACCTTGTGATAGGTACCGGCACCAACGGCGCCAACAATTACATTGTGTTTGGCGCAGGCGGGTTTGACACTGGCAACATCCAGATGCTGATCATGCCCGACGAGCAGGTGCACATTGAAATCCCCACGGCTTCCACCAGCAACACCACTGGTGCGCTGCGCGTGGGCGGCGGCCTGGGTCTCACTGGTAATCTCTACATGGGCGGTAACCTAGTAGTGGGCGCTGACAGTTACCTTATAGGCAACAACTTCCAGGCCAACACTCATGTGTATTCGGGCCCTGTGGCAGCGTGGCTCGCAGCAGAAGGTGAGACTGAAGATGGGCGAAGAATTGGATCTGTGGCTGATGTGCCAGGTCCAGCAGAAGTGTTCATGGTCAACGACAGCAGCAACTCTCTGGCCTATGGTGAGTTCATCGCCATCAACGACGAAGGCAACATCGAGCAGGGCTGGATCGCCCTGGGCATCAATTCCAGCACCTACAACGATCCCAGCTATCAGCTCACCGGAGCCGGCGAAGGTTACCTGCTGTTTGAAGCCAGTGTGGCCAATGCAGGTTCGGGCAATCTAACCATAGGCACTGGATCCAATGGTGCCAACAACTGCATCGTGTTTGGTGCAGGCGGATTTGCCACAGGTAACACCCAGATGGTGATCATACCTGACGTGCAGGTACACATTGAAATCCCCACAGAATCTACATCAGTGACCACAGGCGCCTTGCGCGTGGCAGGCGGCCTGGGTCTCACTGGTAACCTCAACGTGGGCGGCAACGTCAACATCGCTGGCAACATCACGCTGGGCGGTTCAGGCAACACCATTGACGTTGAAAGCCTGGTGGTCAATGAGCCCATAATTTTCTTAGGCGCCAACAATGCCGCAGACCTTGTGGACCTGGGTTTCGTGGGCGAATACGTGGACGGCGGTAACAAAAATGCTGGCTTGGTTCGCGACGCCACTGATGACACATTCAAGTTCTGGGCCAACAGCACAACACTGCCCACTACCACAGTGGACTTTGCCGAAGCAAATCTAGTGTACGCCCCGGTGATGATGGGCGAAGCCAACGTCAGCAACAGCACCATCTCTACCAGCAGCACCAGCGGCGCTCTCAAAGTGGGTGGCGGTGCTGGTATCGCCGGCAACCTCAACGTGGGACTGGCAGCCACAGTATCGGGCACGGTCACAGGCGGCAACATGTTCACTGGCGGTACAGCCAACATAGCCACACTGGAAGTAATAACTGTAGCCAACATCAAGAGCACCACGGGCACCACCAGCAACACAGCCGGCGCTTTGGTCGTGGCAGGTGGTGTAGGCGTGGGCGGCAACATCTACGCAGCGGGCAACATCAGCGGCTCGTACTTCCTGGGCAACGGATCCCAGCTGACTGGTATTGATACCACGTTGATCAGCAACGGCAACAGCAATGTCATAGTGTCGGCCAACGGCAACGTGTCGGTCAGTGTGGCCGGCATCAGCAACACCGCGGTGTTTACCAGCACCACGCTGGTGGTGGGCAACGCCAACATCACCGGCACCACCACTGTCACGGGTCTCACCAACAGTGGATCAAACGGTGTTGGTAACATTGGTAGCAGCACAACTTATTTCAACACTGTGTTCGCCAAGGCCACATCAGCACAGTACGCTGACTTGGCAGAAAAATACCTTGCAGACCGCAACTATGACGTGGGCACCCTGTTGGAGATCGGCGGCAGCGCCGAGGTAACTCAGACCACCACAGCAGCTTCACACAAGATAGTGGGCGTGGTGTCAGACCAACCAGCCTACATCATGAACGCTGGACAAGTGGACGAAGTGGGTGCAGTGGCCACATTGGTGGCGCTGCTGGGTCGTGTGCCCTGCAGAGTCAAAGGACCAGTGTCGCGCGGCGATCTATTGTGCGCCAGCGACACCCCTGGTGTTGCGCAGACCTTGCAGTCTGATCAATATCGACCTGGCTGCGTGATAGGCAAGGCCCTGGAACCGCACAGCGGTCCTGGATTGGGCGTGATCGAGATCATAGTCGGACGCCTATGATCCTTGAACGTTATCGCCGGGACTATGCCGGTGAGTTCGTGATACGCACCACCACGCTCAGCAATGGCGTCAAACAGCAGGATCGAGTGTGGATCGACACACCCATTGAAAACCATCATACGTCTGGCTACGCCGCTGCAATCGGTACCACGATCGATCAAGATCGTTTTGACCACACGCGTCTACAGCGACATCGCGGAGGTTTGAGAGCCAGCCGTAAACTGTTTACCTATGGCACAGGAGATGTCTGGCGCGACATGCGTTTGGATTATTATGTCACCAGTGATGAGCAGCAACTCCGGGACATACAACAGCGCATCATACACGAAGTAACTCCGTTGCTGACTCGTACCTTGAGATATCATGAGAGTACCAAGGTCTATACCACCACAGGCAAGTATCTGGATCACGAGGGCAAGTTCTTGTTGATACCTCATGCGCCGTTACTGTCGGATCTAGCACTGCCTGTTTACTTGGCTGCGTTTGATGGTGTGCGGGAAATCTACATGTTGGGTTACAATCAGGAACTTAACAGCAACAACAAAACATGGCGAACAGATATCACTCATGTCATGCAGAGCTATCCAGGTACACGTTTTGTTTTGGTGGGCACACCCAGCAATCAGCCACGAGAATGGTTGCAACTGCGCAATGTGTCAGCCCTGACACATCGTCAGTTTGTCACAAATTGCGATGTTTGAAATGTTTGTTGCAGGGTGCTGATCTTGGCCTGCACTGCTTCAAAGTTTATGGTGTTCCACAAGCCGGGATGCACTGGTCTTGGAACTGTGCCGCTGTTGATCCAAGCATAACCTAGGTGCTCATGATTGAGCTGTGGTTGGAATTCTGCGGCCACGCAGGCAAAAAAAGTGTGATAAAAAAATCTTCCGTCTTCGCTGGTGAACTTTTCAATGGGCACCAGTTTGATGTAGTCGGGCACGCTGCCCAGTTCTTCTGTACATTCGCGATGTATGGCATCTATGAGGCTTTCGCCGGCATCACATTTGCCACCGGGCAGACCCCATGACATGGGATAGCGCACATCGTTGCGCATGAGATAGAGATACCTCTGCGTGGATATACTGTAGAACCACACTCCAACTGCGTTCACAACACGATGCTCCACTCTCCACCTGGGTATAAACCTTCATAGCTCTTGACCCATTCGTTGCCGGTCCAGCGATACTGTAGATTGGTAGTGATGTTGGTGACAAATTGAGTGTTGTTGAGGCTGTTGTCAGCATCAAAACTTACGACCCATTGGCTTCCATCATACTCGATGATGTCATTGGCCTGAGCTATGACGGAACCCCAGGCCGTGGCTGGCCCCAGCTGCTGATTACTGCCCACGTCCTCTAATATAAGATATCGCTGACCCACTGTGGCATTGGGCAAGCCCACGCCGGGCCCGCTCAGCAACGGATCAATCACAGCATCCACAGGATCCAGGGTATTTTCCGGTATGGTGTCAACGTCAATGTCAAACAGCAAGAATCTATCATCGGTGGGATCAAAGCTCACGTGTCCGATGACCTGGCTGTCATCGCCCCACTGGCTGTCCAGGCGTATTTGGCTGATACCGGGTCTCAGTGCCCCGTACTGACCAATCACTGCCTGCCAAAACTCATTGCTGGGCGGCGATTCCGGCGGCAAAGTATTGGCGTTGCCAGGCTGTACCACAGCACTGATTTTCAGCGCCTGCAGCTTGTTTCCAATCAACAGAACTTTGTAGCCATAGGGCGTGAATTTCTGTCGCGTGCCCAGCAGGAGATCACTGTTGAGTATGGCGTCGTCGATGTCGCCAGAGGCGTCATACATGCTGGCAACGATCTTTTCCACCACGCCCAGTTTCTTGACTTTGGCCGGACTTGATATCCATATGGGTATGGTAAAGCGCATGGTCAAGATATCAATGGGATCTTCTGTGCCCACGGGCACAGTGCGACTGGTCCAAGTGACTTGGTCCAGTTCTACCACGCTGAGACTGGTCCAGTCCAAGAAATTGTCAGTGCTTTGTATCTCCAATGCAGGGTTGAACAACGTGGCTATCTGCTCAAACAAC